GTTTCCTCAAAAATTTGGGGAACAGCCAAAAGTTACTCAAAAAGTAGCATCGGCTGTAAGAACAACGTCCAATGGACGCCGCACTGTGAGACTCACACCTTCACAGGTAGCTATTGCAAAAAAACTTGGTGTGCCGCTCGAAGAGTACGCAAAACACGTGAAGGAGGCGTAATATGACTGAAATAAGTAAACAAAAAACCTCACGCAAATTAGAGACCCGTGAAATTAAAACTCGTAAAAGAGGTTGGGTTCCACCATCTAATTTAGAGGCACCAGAACCACCAGAAGGTTTTCACCATCGGTGGGTACGATTTGAATTTAGAGGAACACAGGATGAAAAGAATGTGACGTCTAGAATCAGATCTGGATATGAACCTGTGAGAGCAGAAGAGTATCCCGATAGACTTGATTTACCAGCCATGGCAGATGGTAAATATAAAGGGATTGTCGCTGTTGGTGGTCTAATGTTAATGAGATGTCCGATTGAAGTTAAAGAAGATAGGGATGCCTATTTTAAAGGTTTAACTACCGATCAGAAAAAATCAGTGGAATCAGATCTTATGAGGGAAGAGCACCCCTCCATGCCAATCTCACAAGAGAGGCAGTCTCGGGTAGAATTTGGTGGAAACAAAAAATCTTAATGGTTAAGATTAATGTCTCTACCTAAATGTCTAAAGGAGACATAACATGGCTAATATAGATGCGAAATTTGGTCTTCGTCCATACGAAAGATCAGGTTCAAATTATAATAACCAAGGTGTTAATGCGTATCCTCTAAATCTCGAAGGCTCAAGTGGCGGTACTACAAATACAATATTTACTGGTTCACCAGTAATTCCACTAACCTCAGGGATGATAGATCAAGCGCAAGCACAAACTGGTGGTAACGTTCCTTTGTTAGGTGTTTTTATGGGTTGTAAATATACAGCTCTTGATGGAACTCCAACATGGTCCGCACACTGGCCTGGTTACGCTTCAATTAAAGCAACTACGGAAGCAATAGCTTACGTAGCGGATAATCCGCACGCTTTATTTGTAATAAATGCAGATGGCGCAATGCCTGACGCTGATCGCTTTACAAATGCAAATTTTGTGACAGCACAAGATGGTAACACTACAAGTGGGTATTCTAACGCCGAATTGGCGACAGCAACCACAGGTAATGGTACTACCTTAAACTTAAAGATTGTTGAGTTTGATGATCAAGCATCAACAGCTTCAGGTTCAGTAGATAAAACAGCGGCAGGTAGACTGACTGTTTGTAAACTCAATGTTCATTTCATGGACAGTTTAGCAGGAATATAGGAGTAAGATATGGCTATTAATAGAGCACAGCTTGCCAAAGAACTAGAACCTGGTTTAAACGCCCTGTTTGGTTTGGAGTACGCACGCTACGAAAATGAAGCCGCTCAAATTTTTGAGCAAGAATCAAGTGATAGAGCTTTTGAAGAAGAAGTTATGTTAGTTGGATTCGGACAAGCTAACGTAAAAACAGAGGGATCAGCAATCGGTTTTGACACCGCTTCTGAATCTTTTACTGCAAGATACGTTCATGACACAATTGCTTTAGCATTTGCGTTAACTGAAGAAGCAGTCGAAGACAACTTGTATGACACTTTGTCAGCTCGTTACACAAAAGCCCTAGCGAGATCTATGGCTTACACAAAACAAGTTAGAGGAGCTAACGTGTTAAATGATGCATTTACAGTTGCAGGCGGAGATGGAGTATCTTTAATTAATACTGCTCACCCAACTGCTCTTGGTGGAACTTTTACAAATAGAAGTGCTACAGATGCAGACATTAATGAAACCTCATTAGAACAAGGCATGATTGACATTGCTGGTTTTATCGACGAAAGAGGACTAAAAATTGCTATGAAGGGACAGAAATTAATTATTCCTGTTAACTTGCAATTTGTAGTTGATAGGATCTTAGAATCCACCCTCAGAGTTGGTACTGCTGACAATGACATCAACGCTATGAAAAACATGGGGATGTTACCTGGTGGTTACACTGTTAACCATTATCTAACTGATACTGACGCTTGGTTTGTAAAAACTGACTGTCCTAACGGATTTAAGCACTTCGTAAGAGCTGCCCTTGCTACTGGCATGGAAGGTGATTTCGATACTGGAAACATGAGATATAAAGCTAGAGAGAGATATAGCTTTGGATACTCTGATCCAAGAGCTGCTTACGGTTCTAACGGTAGTTAATTAAACTAATACTGGATCCTCCCAGATAGAAAAAGGCGGTTGCAAGACCGCCTTTTTTGTTTTATACTCACCTTCCTAGTATAATTTGCGAATGTATAGACTGGCTAGGCAGACGTTATAGAGACTATGCAATCGATGAGGCTATAACCAAAAGGAGATTTTATG